GTGCTCACCGAGAGACAGATCCGCGCACTCAAGCCAGCCGAGAAGGAATACACCGTCAGCGACGGGCGCAGCGCGCGGGGTGAGGGTGTCTTGATGCTTCGGGTGCGGCCCAATGGTACGAAGGAGTTCTACTTCCAGCGCCGGAAGAATGGGCGGAAGCTGAAGACCAAGCTGGGCACCTGGCCGGCGATGGCGCTCACGGAAGCGCGGGACCGGTGCCGCGAGGAGAAGGAGATCCAGGTTGAGGCTGGCACCTTCAAGGAGTTGATGGCCGCCTATGTCGCCAAGCTGAAGCAGGAAGGGGCGGCGAGTGCCGAGCACGTCGAGTGGTCCTTCAAACACTACGTTTCCGAGCCGTTCCCAACCCTGGTGGAGCGCCCAGCGGTGTTGATCGGGCCGGCCGATATCCGTGACATCCTGGCCAAGATGATTGCCGGCGGCGTCACGACGATGACGAACCGGGTGCGCTCTCGCCTTCATTCGGCGTTCCAGAGTGCCCTGCAGCAGGACTACAACCCCCGCACCTATCTGGAGCAGGAAAGTCGCTTCGGCCTGACCAGCAATCCGGTGACTAGCATCCCTGTACAGGAAGACTGGGAGCAGCCCGGGGATCGGGCACTCACGGAGAAGGAGTTGCAAGCGCTCTGGCATCTGCTGCCGGAGAAGCTTTCCCTCACGACCTCCGAGTTGCTCAAGTTCTTGATCGCCAGCGGTGGTCAACGACCGGAGCAACTGCTCCGGTCTGATCGGACGATGTATCAGCGGGACCATGTGATGATCCGCAACGGGAAGGGCGGTGAAGGTGAGCGGGCGATGCATGTGGTGCCCTACAACAAGCTGATGCGGGCGAGCTTGAAGGAAATGGACTGCATCAGCGAGAAGAGCGCGTATCCGTTCCAGGGCAAGGAGGAGGGGAAATCACTGAACCCCCAGTCTCTGTCCAGGGCGGTGACGAAGCTATACGGTAGGCATCACAAGTCGTTCAACGGCCCGTTCACGCTTCGGGACATCCGTCGGACATGCAAGACGCTGATGGCGAAAGCCGGGCTCACCAAGGAGCTGCGGGATAGGATCCAGGGCCACTCCTTCAACGATGTGTCATCCAAGCACTACGACCGCTACGACTACTTCCAAGAGAAGAAGCGCGGGCTCGATCGCTGGGCCGCCTGGCTCGAAAAGAACGTCATCGACACCAAGAAGTAGGGCCGCTCACGCGGCCCTTGTTGGCGTCCATCCCATCGGGTTTTCCAGCCAGCGGTTGATATCGGATTGTCTCCAGCCTACTCGCCCAGGCGTGATCTGTACCGGACTGGGGAAGCGCTTGGCCTTCACCTCCCGCCAGAGTGTCGAGCGCGCCAGGCTGGTGGCTTCCAGCACCTCGGCTTCCCGCATGAATCTGTCCAGTTCAGCCATCTTCACCACCTATCCACTCTGTCCGTGCCTGCCACTGTCGGCGCATTTCCGCTATCAACTGCTCGACGGCGCTTTCCCCTCGCCGCTTAAGGGTTTCTCTCAGCTCGGCGACCTTCTCCGGCGTGGTGACACCACGCCGGAGCCAGTACCGGGCTTCGCATACCAGCAGGTGCTGGCGGTTGGCCCGATCAGTCATTGCGCTGCCTCAACTTCGAAGAACCCCAGTTGGCCCTTCATGGGTTGGAACGGCAGTGGCTTGGCGTCAGCCAGTTCGAACCCGTATCGGCCGAAGAACCACAGTGAGTTGCTGCGATCGACGCAGCCGATGATGCTGGCCTCGCCGACTATCCCGCCGCGCTCCAGTTCGTGCGGCGCTGGGATGGTCACGCCGTTGTACGCGGCGAAGTCGTGGGCCTCCTCGTACTCGTCGCGTGTCATGCCCTTGGCTGCGTGGATCAGAAAGCGGCCGCGGAAGTTGGTCGCCCAGTCGCGGTTCTCGATGTCCTTGTGGCCATTGGCGACCAGCCAGGCCCATGGTTGGCGAATGCTCAGTGCTTTCACGGTTGCTTCCCCCTTGAGTCTGCTTCCTTGGGAGCTGAGAAGGAGGAGGCCGGCTGCGAAGCAGCTTGCGCGCCGCTCTTCAACGTGAAGAACACAGTCAGGACAACCAGAATTGCCAGCGAGAAATTCAGCAGGCTGCGCGGGCTGTCCAGCATCTTCAGCAATTCGTGCATGCCGTTCACCTCAGCGACTTTCAGCGGGTTGTGAAACGCTCAGCGCCACCGCAACCGGGCGCACCCAGATCGGCATATTGCTGAGCATGAAGGTTTCGCCGGCCTCGGCCAGCAGCAGGGTGGTACCCATCACGCCGGCGATGGCCTCGGCCGCGGCTGGCGGCACGGCATTGCCGATCCGCTCGCGCCAGTCGCTGTCGCTCAGGCCGTCGAGCACTAACTGCTCTTCGGGGTCAACCAGGCTCTGCAGGGCGGCGAGCTCAAGGGTCGTGAAGGGCCGGTGCCAGGTGCCGTCCAGCGACTGGATGATGCAGGTCAGCCGGTCGTTCGCCGCCGGCATGCGCGGATCGGCAACGCTCCATCGACCGTTGTCGTGCCGCGCACTGGCCGACACCGCGCCGGCGGATTGGTCGAACCCCACTACGCCGTAGTGGCCGCCGGTCAGGTAGGCGTCGCCCTTGGTGCGATCGAGCACGCGCGGATCAGCGATCGACAGCGCGCCGCTGGCCACCTGCTGGGAGCCGGTGACCGTGCCGGTAGCGCTTCCCCACTCGCCGACGTGCAATTTGCGGCTGCTCGCCCCTGGGTGCCAGTTGTGGTACCTGGGATCGGCAACAGCCTGGCCGCCGGAGCTGGGCGAGTGCCCGCCGGTGACGGTTCCGGCGTGGCTCCCCATGCTGACGACGCGAAACACGTTGTTGTGCCGGACGCCGCCTGGGCGCGGGTCTGCCACGGCGAATGCGCCCTGGCCGGTAGTACTGGCCGCGATCACGGTGCCGGACGGACCGTCCCAGTCGGTGACCGGGTACTTGCCGAAACTCTGGCCGCGGGGATCGGCGACGGAGTACGTGCCCTGGCCGGGCGACTTGACGCCGATGATGGCGCCCGAGGTGTCGGTCCAGCGGCGCACGCCGTACTGCTGGTACTGCAGGGCGTTTGCCGGCGCACGCGGGTCCGCTACCGAGAACGCCCCGTTTGTGGGCCCGCTACGACCGGCGATGGTGCCCATGCTGTCGTTCCAGCCGTGGACGCCCATGTAGCCGGCCTGATACTCCGGCACGATGATCAGATCGCGCAGGTAGCCGTCCTCGACGGCGAGGTCGTTCAGGCTGCGCCAGTCGCTGCCGGCTCGTACCAGGGCGAGACGCACCCAGGTCTTCCACTGCAGGGATGGCACACGGTGCATCGGGCCGGCGGCGTCGATATCGCCGGGCAGCGGCATGCGGCCGAGGATGTCGCCGACGGCGCGCAGGCTCTTCTTCTCCGGCTCGTACAGGAAGGGCGGCACTTTCTCGACGTGCCGCGCCACCAGCAGGAAGCGCTTCCGCGACTGGGCCAGACCGCCCAGCTCGCCGCAGTCGTGAGTGGTTTCCGCCACGGCGTAGCCGAAACCACCGAGCAGGCTGTTGATCTGGTCCAGCAGGTGCCGGCCGCGGCTCGCCAGACGCGGGACGTTCTCGAAGACGATCAGCGGCACCGGGTCATCAGCCCATGCCTCGCCCATCAGCCAGATGCACCGCAAAGTCAGTTCGTTCAAGGCCTGATATTTCGGGGTCAGGCTCATTTTCTCCGACAGCAGGCCGCTGGCGCCCTTGCAGGGCGAACTGATGAACACCGCATCCGGTCGGCGCCCGCCGGCGGCGCGCCGAATATCTTCCGGGGTCGCCTCCCGCCAGCCTGCCGGCGGCTCCTTGCCGTGGAACCGCACGTACTGGTCGCGGGTGAAGAGGTCCAGCAGGGTGCCCGGGACACCAGCCAGTCGCTCGAAGTCGCGCAGGCCGGCTGGGTCCACGTCGATCCCGCCGAGGCAGACCCATTCGGCCTCGACGTTGCCGACCCGCGGACGCGCCCGGTTAAAACCGGCGGCACCGCCGCCGAGGCCGCAGCAGAAGTGGAAGTGGTAGAGGGTGCGCTTAAGCATGGGTGCTACCCCCGGACAGGTCGCCGGCGTTGCCGTACTTCTCGGCGCCGCATTCGCAGCGGTAGATCCCGCGCTTGGTGATGCGGACGAAACGGCCGCTCAGGTGCTTGGTGACGACGTTGCGGATGAAGGTCCAACTGTGGCGCTTGCCAATAGTGCAGGGCTTCATACTGCACCTCCCAGCGCCGCCGCTGCCCGGTCAAGGCGCTCGATCTCGGCCAGCGCCAGGGTGCAGGCCTTGACCATATCGCGTCGAGCAGTGCTCGGCTTCCACCACTGTTCATCCCAGGGCCATGCGAGCGACACCAGCAGGGCAGCGGTTCCATCGTTCGGAGCGCTGGAGCCGGCCAAGGCGTAGCAGGCGGCGGCGCGGGCCATCTGGCCGTGGCTGTGCGCATCGTCGTGCTCCGGCGTCCAGCCCTCTGCCTCGATCTGCCGCCGGCGCTCGGCCTGGACGTCGTGCCATGCTTGCGGCACTTCTTTGCCGGGCGCGGCGGCGAGCATGGCCTTGTAGATCTCCTTGCAGGTATCCCACGGCACGTCGATTTTTTGGTCGTACTCGATATCACCACCGCAGACATGGCAATCGCTATCGGTGCCAACATCAAGGCACTCGGCGCAAGCTGCACGGATGTAAAACGAGAACTCTCCGATGCACTCAGCTTTCATCGAACTGGTGACGCAACCTTTGTCCGATGGCACAAGTTTCCACCCCTCCGGCACGCTGTGCTGAGCCTGGGCTACAGGGGCGCCGCCCAGCGCGGCTTGAACGGCCATCTCCTCATCTGCGGTGCTGAATTGCATTAGGCCGTTGGTGCTCAGTTTGCGCAGAAGCATCTCCAGTTCCGCCACTCTGGCCTGGGCGGCGTCCAGTTCGCCTCCAAGGTGGTTGACCTTCTCGGCCAAACCGGCATTCGCTGAGCACAAAATCTCCCGATATAGCCGCTCCCGCTCGATCTCTGCCTGCAGCGCTCCGACGTCGCATTGGTACTGCGCGAGAGTGACAAGGGCCTGGTGATACCGACCACTTGGGCCGCCTTTCACTGGGCGACCGGTGTTGTCCATCCAACCCACAACCTCCGGCAGTGGCATACCGCCTTCGGTTGCGTTGGTGATCTGTGTGTTAGCCTTGGCGTTGCCGCCTTGGGGTTGATTCGCTTGCATGGTGTCTCTCCTTTGGGGTGGTTGGCGCCAGGGAGTTGCCGCTCCCTGGCGCCTCTTCTTCAGCGCCGCGCGGGGTGCTCGCGCAGTTCCTGACAGCTGATACAGCACTCGCAGCCCGGGGCGGCCTGGCGGCGAGCCTCGGGTATTTGCTCGCCGCAGTCCTCGCACCAGAGGGCGCTGGGCGCCGGGCGAGTGTTCGTCCGCTGGGCCAGGGCGGCCTGGATCATGTTCTCGGCCCGTTCATTGGCCTGGTCGATCACATCCACAGTCAGCCTCCCTATGCCTGTACTACCGGTGGTACGCCCTTGCTGAGCATGCTGCGCACATTGGCCGCTAGTTCGGTGGGGGCCAGGGCCTTGTCCTGTTTCACAGGCTGCGGGAGCAGCTTCGCAGCCTCGGGGAACAGGTCTTCAACCTGGCGGGAGGTGCGGCAGGCAAGCAGAACGTCCATGGCCTGACTACGAAAAGCGAGGCCTGCTTCAACCACGGACTCCAGTTCTGAGCAGATCAGCAGAGCGAGGCCTTTCAGCTTCAAGTCGGTGATGTCCTCCATGCCATGGAGGCGGGGTACTGCGCCGTTGGGGCAGACGAGGCGTATCTTCCAGTCGCGGTCGTGTCTGGAGTCCAGAAAGCGCTTGACGCCTTCGAATGCCTGGGAAGCGAGCAGGCGTGCGACGAAAGTGTTGCGGAGCTCTTGCTTGTAGTGGCGGGCTACTGCAACGAATTCTTTCGTGACTGGGCTACGGTCCTCCCCACGCTGTTTCTTATAGGTTGGGAAACAGCTCGAAGTGGCAGTGACGGCACCAGCCTGAATCAGGCTTGCCCAAAGCTTTTTTTCGAGCCCGGGAAGGGCTTCGACCTTGGAGCAATGCGCTGTCCAGAACTGCGTATTGAGCGCCTCGAGGTAGCCGGCAATGGCGACCGCATGATGCGCTACGGCCTGGATAGTGAGTTTGTCGACAACCTCCTCACGCATTGCTTGTGTGACAGGGAAGTGCTTTTTCATGGTGTCTCTCCTTCATGGAAATGGCGCCGGGGGAGTTGCCGCTCACCCGGCACAGGCTCTTGTGTCAACCGAGGCGGTACTTCTTCTCGCCGTCGATCACGTAGAAGTTCACGTCGCTGAGGCGATACACGCCACCGGGCCCCCCGTGCACGACGTAGTCGTCGTAGGGCGCACGGCCGACGCGCACAGCGAACAACTTGTCGGTCTGGTGGGCATGAGGGCTGGATTTCTTCAGCCGTGCATAGAGTTGTTGGCCGACGGGACGGCAGCCCGCCGAGCCGTGTGCCGCCTCGAAGCCAAGCCAGGCATTACGGGTTTCCAGCGACAGGAAGCTGTTGCCGTCGTCGCACATAGCCAGGTCATAGCCGCGAGGTTTTGCCCACGCTGCGAAGGCGATCTCCAAGCGCTTCAGTAGCAATTGCTCGGGCGTAACGAATTGGGCCTGCATGGTGTCTCTCCTATCGGTTTGTGGCCCCGGCGTTGCCGCGCCGGGTCGAGGGTCGTCGGTCAGTTCGCTACAACGGCGTGGATGGTGAGGTCGCTGGGGATATCGCCTTTGAGGTGCCGCAGGTGCTTGATCTGTTGCTCACTGCATTCGTCGATGAAGATCACCTTGGCGCCGTGGCTGATGCGGTGGCGCACCAGCAGCTCTAGGTCGAACGATGTGTAGAGGCTGCCGCTGATGATCTGGTGCTCTTCCTGACCGGCCTTACGTGCGGCCTGGCGCAGGCGAATGGTCTTGCCGGTCATCCGTGCGCCGCGTTCTACGTTCAGTTGCATGGTGTCTCTCCTTTGGGGTTGCAGTTCCGGCGTTGCCGCGCCGGTCAGGCTTGGAAAATCCAGCACTTGACGGTGCTGGGTCGGTTGGTGAAAGGGTTCTGGCGGGCGTGTGCCGCGCGCACTGCGCTGTCGACGGCCTTGTATTCGATGAATTTGTGCCGGCGGGACTCTTTCAGCAGGTCGCGCAGGGTTGCCGCGTCGGCCACCTTCTGGCGGTGGTCGGCTGCCAGCTTCACGAACTCATTGAGGTTAATGGCGATGGTTCCGGGGTTCTTGCTGTGGTTGAGCACCGGCTCTTCGCTGAGGTTTTCGAGGTAGTCGTAGACCTCCCAGAACTCGGCCACCTCGGGCGCATCGGCGTTGACGGCGTCCTGGCGCTCCAGGGCCATCGTCATCAGGGTCTGCTGAGCGCAGGCGAGCTGGTGCTCAGACAGCGGCACCACCAAGCGCAGTGCGTCGACCAGGGCCATCATCTGCGCGTGGTTGAGTATCAGCCGCTCGATACGAATCTGCTTCAGACCGCGCAGCGTCGCGCTGTGAACCTTCAGCCGCTCGCGGAAGCACTCCAGCACGCGGGCCTCGGCACGGATGGCCATCAGCAGGAAGTGGCTGACCTCGAGCACGCCCAGGTGGTTGAGGTTGTCGGCCGCGGCCTGGCTCTCGCGGGTGATTTCCGGGCGAATGAAGTGCAGCTTCACGATACGGGTCATGATCGCTTCGGAGGCCTGCACCGTGGCGTTCTGGCTCATCACCAGGGTGCCGCGGAAGGGGGGCTCGTAGGTCTCGTTGCCGGCGGTCTTCTGGCCGGTCACGCCCAACGCGCGGCCGTTGAACAGCGGCTTGAACTCGTCCCAGTCGAAGGACTTGGCGGCGCCGCCGGCGCGGCTGTTGTCGCTGCGGTCGGCCTCGAGCATGACCATGGGCATGTTCGACAGCTGGGTCAGCCAGCGGCGCAGGCCCGCCTTGGTCATCTTCGACGGGTCCTGGCCTTCCTCGTCCGCCCGGCCGAGCAGCTTCCATAGGAAGGTGATCAGCGTGGACTTGCCGGCACCGGCCTCGCCGGTGGCCTCGAGGAACGGAAAGGACTGGAACTCGGCGCGGATCTGCTCCGCGAACAGCGAGCCGAACCAGAACGCCAGCGCCACCAGTCCCTTGGCGCCGAAGCAGGTCCACAGCCAGTCCAGCCACTCCGGGCGGTAGTCCTTGGCGTCGGTGGCGATCTGCAGCTTGATCGAACGCTGCAGGGTCTTCAGGCGCAGCTTTTGGAACTCGAAGAAGTCTTCGGCGTTGGCCTTTTCGATCACGCCGCCGCGCACCGCCACGTCGCCCAGGACGTAGCAGGCATGCTCCCGGCTGTAGCCCAGGTAATCGATGGTGGCCACCGTCTTCAGGCCGGTGAGTTGCAGCTTCATGATCTGGTCGAGCTGCGCGCCGCTGCCGGTGAAGATCGCCCCGGCCGCCACGCCGAGCAGGCGTTTCTTGAACTCGCTGGCCGCCGCGACCTGGGCGCTGGTGAAGGTGTTCTTCACGCTCTCGTCGTCGGGGCGATCGATGCGGAAGTAGTACCAGCTTTCGTCTGTGACCTCGTTGCGCTGGAAGTACAGGGCCTGGGGGAAGCAGTTGGCGATTTCCACGACGCCGCCGGCTTGCTGCAGGGCCTTGTCGCGCATCTGTTTCTGGTTCAGCAATTGGTCGTCGTGGTTGTCGCTGTCCTCCAGGCTCTGCATGGCCTTGTTGAACTTCTCGATATCCAACTTGAACCAGTAGAGGCGGTTGGCGAAGCGGAAGTGGAATTCACCGCGCTTGCCCCAGTCGTACATCAGCAGGGCCTTCTCGGCGGCACTCTCGGCGATCAGCAGCGCGCCCTCATGACGTGCGGTCTTGAGGTCTTTCTCGATCTGCGCGACGCGCTCGGCTGCGTCATCGATGAACATCCAGCGCTGGTGCAGGTCGTTCCAGTCGAATTTGCGGTTGTTGCGCTGCGGTAGTTGGGCCGCTTCGCAGACGTAGCCCAGGGCACGTGCCTCGGTCACCCACCGCCGGGTGTACCTGTGGGCGCCGGGTTCGTTGTCCAGCGCCCAAATCAGTTTCGGCAGCTTGCCGCCACGGGCTGTCGCGAGTTCGCGCAAAGACTGCTCGGGGAAGGCGTTGGAACTCATGGCCGACACGGCGTCGATGCCGTGGTGCAGCAGCGCGATGGCGTCGAAGATACCTTCGACGATCCACAGCTCCTTCACCTCCTGCAGGTCGACGCTGGGTGGGCACCACCAGACGCCGCGCGGGCTGTCGCCCGGCTTGAAGCGGGCCTTCTTCTTGCCGAAGCGGCTCGGGCGATCGATCAGGCGTTCCCAGTAGCCGCCTTTCTTCAGCGGGAAGCGTACTGTCGCGCTACCGATCTCAAGGTCGCGGTCCCAGTAGTTTTCCTGGCTGTACCAGCCATCGATCAGCGCCAGGTCGAAGCCGCGGGCATGGGCCAGGTACGCCCGGGCCGAGGCGGCGGGTTCCTTGTCGGTGGCCGGCGCTCGCTTGCTCCAGTCGTCGAAGAGCTCCGGGTAGATTTCCTTGATGTGCCAGGTGTCGCCGCACTTGCCGCGCCCGCAGCGGATGAACCAGGGGCTGTCGACCAGGGTGTAGAGCTCCTTTTTGCCGCACGTCGGGCACTCGCCCTTGCGCATGTACTTCGTGCCCTTGATCGGCGTCAGGCCGTACTGATCCTGTAGGCGGCGCAGCACGTCGGCCTTGAGCTCGCGGTCCATTTCCTTCATGCGCGCCCCCGAATCTGCTTGCGCAGTTCGCGGATGGTCCGGCAGATGCCGGCAATGTGTGGGCGGTCCTCGAGGATGCGCTTGCCGCGTAGACCCTGCGGCGTATAGCGGTAGCGATCGTCGTACCAGCACTCGGCCATGGCGGCTTCGTACTGGCTGACCAGCCAGAGCAGGTACTTCTCAGCCTGGTTCTGGTCGACTTCGACGGTGATTGAAATGTGGCCGCTCATGGCGGAATACCTCGAATTCTGGGCGTAACTTCCCCAAACCCACGGCAGTGGGTAGGGCGTGTCTCAGGGATTACTGGGTGTGCTGGGGGCGCTGTTTAAGCAGGTGCGCGGGCAGATAGCGGGCGGGGATCGGGAAGCGGCAGTGACTGCGGGTGTCGATCAGGTACACCACCTCGTCGTCTCCCTGGCCCCAGTCGATGCCCAGCCAGATCGGCTCTGGCCCCGCGAAGACTTCATCCCACGCGCGCTGGGCGAGTTGTTCGGCCATGAATTGGGGGACCTCAAGGCCTTTGGCCAGATGGTTGACACAGGCATCGAACAACCGGTCGGAGCCGGAGGAAAGATACTGGTTGGCGTTGGCCTGCAGGTACGCTGCGGCGGCTTGCTGCATGGTGCTGCGGTAGTCGTTGGTGCCGTTCATTGCATGCACTCCACATGATCCAGCAGGTCCAGTTGGGTGGTTGCGGCCGCGAGGTCGCGGCGTGCCAGTTGACGGGTTTTCGAAGGCGCCATGGGGAGCACCAGCAGTGGCCGCTCGAGGCCCGAGGGGCTGAGCTGGTAGTCCCAGCTCAGGGAGCCGGTGAAGGTGGCGCCGCAGAGCGCGTTTGTGCATTGCGCGTACATCGAGCGGAAGCACGGGGTTTGGCCCTCGGAGGAGCGAATCCGCATCCGGCTGTGGCAGCAGGGGCAGACGAGCTTGTAGACGCTCACGCCTTGACCCTCCGGTGCAGGGTGATCACTGCGCCGACCTCGGCGTGCCGTGCGGCCAGGTGTTGGCGGTGGGCGACGATGATTTCGGCGAGTTCGGCCTCGTCGATCTCTCCATCGCGCAGCGCCTCGGCGATGATGCGGTCGACCTCACCGCGCCTGATGGCGGTGGCGACGCCCCTGGCGTACAGGTCGAGGTTGTCGAGTTGGGTTGGCTCGGGCATCTGCACGAACATGCCGCCATACAGGTGGGCGACGTACTCGGGGAAGTGGCTGGTGCCGGTTTCCTGCTCGAGCAAGCGCAACTGGTCGTCGCTGAGCGGCTTGCTGCCGGCGTTCTCGTAGGCGTGGTTGTCGAACTTCTTCAGGTCGAGGCCCAGGCGGGCGGCGGCGCATTCGCGACCGCCGGGGTAGGCGCCGATAATCGCGCTGACCACCTGGCGCCGCGTTTCTAGGAGCGGGCGTTTCATCTTCTGGTGTTCCCCCAGTGCGGTGGCCATTACTGTGCGATCACGCCGTCTTTGATACCGAGAAGGACAGCCGCGCGATGGGCTTCGCCGCGCAGGCACTTCTTCTGCCGGTTGAGGACGGCGTACACGGTCGAGGGGGTGAGGTTGTTCTTCACCGCCCATTGCCTGGCCGACAGCCCTTGGCTCGCCAGATGCTGGCGCGCTTTCTCGCACGCTTGCTCGGTGGGGTAGGCGTTGTGCATAGTCTCGTTTCGTGTGATTTCGTGTGAATGCATGCGCAGTTTTTCCTACGAATGATGGAAAGTCAAGCGCATTTGGAGACGTATGTGGGAATCGGAGAGCGGCTGAAGGAGGAGCGGGAACGGCTGGGTATGAACCAGACGGACTTTGCTGCCCAGCTGAATGTGTCGAAGAACAGCCAATACAACTACGAAAAAGGGGAGCGGAGCCCTGATGCTTTGTATCTCGCTGCGGCCGATGCGTTTGGGGTTGATGTGCTTTACGTTATAACTGGACGTCGCCAGCCTGCAGAGCTTGGGTCGCTCAGTCAGGAGGAACTTGATGTGCTGAGGTACATGAAGTCCATGGAGGAAGAAGACCGAATAGCGTACCTACGGGTGGGGCGAGGTATCTCAGAGTCAACTGAGTCGCGTCGTACAAGCAAATAGGACACCTCGCCAGCAGGGAAAAAAAATCCCGGGCGACCTACCGTGGATTTCTGCTTCTGGCACGCGGGCCTATGTGAAGAATGGGGTACTCCCGGGCTGCTATCACGGTGACATCGTGTCGCCGGGTGGCCTGTCAAAGGAGTAGACCAATGGATAACCCCATCGACCCCATCGTGCTTACTGCCCTGCTTATCTGCCTTAGCCAGATGAGCGAGCAGGACCAACTGGACCTGCTGCGGTTGGCGTGCGCTCTCAGGGGGCATTGATTGAATGGGCCTTCGGTCGCAGCCGAAGGCCCCACTGTGAAGAGAGGGACGTATGAACTGGCTCAAGGGAACGGCCGCTGCGGTCGGACTGATGGTCTCATGTGTTGCGGCGGCTGACTCGGCCGCCCAGGTCGAACTGATGGACAACCTGCACCAGAGGATGCTGGACGCGTTGAAGGCCTCGAGTGTTGACCAGGTGACTGAGGTTTTTGGCGATCTGGATCGGTACCGCCCTGGTATCCGCAGCAGCGCCAACGAAACCTGCTTCAAGGCCTATGAAGCATTGGGATGGGTGTTGTCCGATCTGGTGGTACAGGCTGATATGGAAGATCCACTGCCTGAACTTAAGGGGCACCAGCAAGATTACGAGCAGAAGCGTATAGCGTGTGCAGCAGGAGTATGAACACCAGGGGTTGGCATTGTGATGGCTATCTCTGATGAATTCCCGAGTCAGGGCCAGCGCCAGGGCCGAAAGTCGCGGGGAATCTGCTCGACCAGCAGCAGCGTGCCGCCAGCGTCGAGTTCGATCACCAGTCCACGCACAACGCCAGCACGCTCAAGCGCCTGGCCCTGGCGCAGATAGACCTGCCCGTCCAGGGGATACTGGCTGATGCAGCCCAGTCGCTGTCGCCCCGGGGCAGGCGCATGGTAGATCCCCTCGCTATCCACCGTCCCAACGACATTGCCGGCGTCGATCACGTCGTAGCAGCAGTCGGCGCAGTAGTGCGTCTCGCGCGTTATGCCGTGCTCGATCGCCCATGAGTACATGCCAAGTGCATCCGTGACCATATCGTGCCGGTCCTGCAGGTCCACGATTCCGCACTGGTAGAGCTCATTGGCCTCGCCAACCAGGTACAGGTACTGCTCATCCGCGGCGTACAGCCATGCGGCATGCTGCCGGATTGCAGCTAGCCATTGTGTGACGCGCTGGTGATGGCAGATACGGGGATCGGAGTAGGGCATGGAAATCTCCGGCGGACGGGCGGGCCGAGAATTATGCTGTATGAATAGCCAGTATTTAGGGGATGTCGACGAGTGGCTAGCGAGCCGCCAGCAGGCGTTTCCACTCCCGATCAACAGCCCGCTTCGCACTAGCCTTGGTGCTGTACAGGTAGCGCAGGCGGCGCGGCTTGCTCTGGTCTCCCGCGGTGATGGTCTTCTCCTTCCCGCTCTTCTCGTCGCGGTAGTAGGCGATGATGCCGGTGTAGTCGCCGCCGGTGTCGTCGGCCAGGTCGCTGACCAGGTCCTCGGGCAGCTTGCTTTCCATCTCCAGGCTGGTGATGTAGCCGCCGTCGGCGCTGAGGCTGTGCTGCACATTGCCGCCGTACCAGATGATCGCATCGATCTCCGTCTTCACGCCCTGCAGGGTGTAGGTCAGCTCCGGGATCAGGTCCGGCCGGCCCTTGGCGAGCACGTAGCTGAGCGTGGCGCTGCCACGCTGTAGGCGGTTCCACTCGGCGCGGGCGGCGCGCAGGGCGCTCTGGCGGTCGCTGTAGGTGTGGCGCAGGTCCTTGAGGTTGTCGCCTTTGGCACCGGCGATGGCCTCCTGCTTCTTCGCGCTGTTCACGTCGTAGAAGTACGCGCGCACGCCGTCGTAGCTGTCGCGGTCGGCCTGCAGGTAGCGGTGCTGGTCGCCATCCTGGCGGGTGAGGTTGATGTGCGGCAGCGCCAGGCCGCTGGCAGTCTTGCCGCCGCCGGCCGGCAGGCAGAGCAGGCAGCCGGCTTTCACGGTGGCCACCGCATCGAAGTCCTCGCCCAGGCGTGTCAGCAGGTTGGCGTCGGACTCGTTGGCCTGGTCCAGTTGCAGGATCGGCAGGCCCGCCAGGGCCGGCGCGAGCACCGGCTTCAGGTTGTTGCCGAGGGCGATGTCGGTGAGCACGTCGCCCAGCGTCTTCGGGCTGCTCCAACTGCGTTCGCGCTTGACCTTCAGGCCCTTGCGCAGGTCCGCTGAGCGGGCGCGTATGCTGAGCACGTCCGGCGCGCCGCTGTGCTCGGTTTCGTCGACGGTATAGTTGCCCTTGTCGACCAGTCCGCTGTCACTCCAGCCCAGCCAGAGGTGCAGCACGGCGCCGCGCGGGGGGATCGCGAGCAGCCCGTCATGATCGCTGAGTGTCACGCTCAACTGATCGGCCTCGAGGCCGCGATTGTCGGTCAGATCCAGGGCGATCAGCCGAGGGCTGATGAGCTGGGCGATGTCGTTGCCGTCGACCGTGAGCCGGAACACCGGCACCGGGTAGCCGGCGTCGCGCTGCAGCTGCTCGACTGCGCTGGTCAGGTAGCCCGTTACGCGGGCGAGGGCGGCATCGATCACAGGATGCGTCTCAGCAGGTTGCCGGCGGTACCGAGGACCGAGCCGAGCAGATCGGTGCGGCCGTCGTCGATGCGCTTGAGCTCGAGGGAGAACTCGATCCGCCGCGGGGTGCCGTCGGCGAAGAAGAGTGTCCGCGTCTCGGTGACGCGCTCGATCACCCACAGGCCGTAGATGCGTCCGGTGCCCTCGACCATGGGCCAGGCCGACCCGGTGTCAGCCATCTGCCGCAGCACGTCCAGGCTCAATGCGCTGCCGGCCAGCTCCGGCAGCAGCACGCCAGGCAGGGTGATCGCGTCGTCGCCGCGGCCGACGAACTGGCGCGCCGGCTGGGCACCGATGCGGCTGCTGCTGGCGTGTCGCCACTCGGTCTGTCGCTGGAACTCTTGGTAGGCCAGCGTGTGCAGGCTGAAGACGAACATCCCGAGGGACAGCATCATGGTGGTTACTCCCGGTCCTGCAGGCGGGCGCGTAGGCGCGCCGCCTTGTTGCGTTCGCGCTCGTCCAGCAGTTGGCTGAGCGTGCGTTTCAGGTCTGCGGTGTCGCTGCCCGCGCCGGCCTGGATGGTGATGTAGTAGGTGTCGCCGCCGACGCTGATCGCTGCTGGCGCCGAACTGACCGGGGGACGGTTGTCGATGGTGATGGCCTGCGCTGGGGCGCTGGCGCCGAGCACCAGGGCGCCGATGGCGCCGGCGCTCTTGCCCAGGGCGCCCAGCATGGCCAGCAGCGGCTGGTCGAACGTCGGCGGCGTGATCGCAGGGCGGGGGCCTCGGGCAAACTCCCCGTCGAGGCCGGCGACAGCCTGACGGCCCGCGCTGACCAGGCCTTGGCCGAGACGTGCAATCACGCCCAGCGGGCCGGCCTGGCCGGCGCCGAGGCCCTGGGTCAGGCCGGCCATGGTGAACCCGCCCAGGTCGGCGAATACCCGCGACGGTGAATGGATGCCGAGCTTGTCCTTGAACCAGTCGATCGCGGCACCGCCGACGCGCTGGACGGCGCGCTTGATCTGCCCTAAGCCGGCGAGCAGGCCGTTCACCAGGCCCTGGACGATCATGTTGCCGAAGTCGCTGAAGCGCGCCGGCAGGTCGATGCCCAGGTAGCCCAGGACGCCGGCGAAGGCGCGGTACATCAGGCCGAGTGGGTTGAAGTCGAGGAGGATGCGGATGATCCCGCCGATCCCGCCGTTCAGGCCCGCCTGGATCTCTTCCCACATCCCGAGCAGGTACGCCTTGACGGCGTCCCAGTTGCGATAGATCAGGTACGCGGCGCCGGCCAGCACCGCCACGACGGCGGCAATTGCCAGGACCACCGGGTTGGCGGCCAGGCCCCACAGCGCGATGCTCACGACGCGCAGGGCGGTCACCAGCGGGCCGATCAACAGGCCGGCCAGCATGCGGATCGGTGCGAACAGCAGTTTCAGCAGGCCGATCAGACCGGGCAGGCGAATGCCGATGGTGCCGAGCATGAAGCGGACTGCGATCATCGGGCCGAGGATGCCGGCGAGGGTGATGGCCAGGCTGCCGACGGTGGCCATCAGCGCCGAGAACGCGGCGACGGTGATGACGATGCCCTTGCTGACCTGCGGGTTGGCCTTCAGGAACTCGCCGACGTTGTGCAGCAGGTGACTGAGGTCGGCGGCGAGCTCGCGCAGCCAGGGGCTGTTCTTGTCGAACAGCTCGACCGAAATGTTTTCCAGGGCCGCATGCAGCATGGTCATGTCGCCCTTGAGGTTGTCCAGCTGGGTAGCGGCGACCCTCGCGGCCTCGCCCTCGGAGTTGTTCAGGCTTTCGCGCATGGTCTGGAACTGGCCGCCCTCGACGGCGCGCATCAGGGTGCCGAAGCTGGTCACCGCGTACTGCCCAGCGATGTCCTTGAAGATCGCGCCGCGCTGCACGTTGCCCATGCCGGCGGTCTTCTTGTTGATGTCCTTCAGGATGTCCAGCATATCGCGCATGTTGCCGTTGGCGTCCTTGGTCTGGACGCCCAGCTTGGCTACCGCCTTGGACGTGCCCAGGCGGGTCAGCACAGAGCGCATCGAGGTGCCGGCCATGCTGCCCTGGACGCCGGCGTTGCCGAGCAGGGCCGTGGCGGTGGTGACCGTCTCCAGGCTCTGGCCGTACTCGCGACCGACGCCGGCGGAGTACTTCAGCGAGTCGCCGAGCATGCGGATGTCGACGTTGTTCCGGGTGAACGCCGCAGTCAGTACGTCGGCCACCTGGTCCATCTTCTCGGCCGGAATACCCATCGCCGTCTGGATGTTCGAGGCGATGTCAGCGGTGTCGCCGAGGTCCATGTCGCCGGCGGCGGCCAGGTTGAGCATGCCGGGCATGGCGCCGAGGATCTGCTTCGCGTTGTAGCCGGTGCGGCCCAGGAAATACTGGCCCTGGGCGACTTCCTTGTCGGTGAATTTGCTGGACAGCGGCAGGGTGCGGGCCTGTTGCCGCAGCGCCTGCATCTGCGGATCGTCCTTGCGCTCGATGCGGGTCACCGCCTGGGTCGCCGACATCGTTGCGTCGAACTCGTAGCCCACGCCGAGCATCTGCCGCAGCTTGTCGCCGGTGTACATGCCCGTCGCGCGCGCCGCCATGCCGGTGCCGGCCAGCGCGGCGGCGCTCTGGATGCCGCGGCTGTAGGTGTTTCGGGCGTGGGTCAGGCGTTCCTGCTGCTGGCTGAGGTTGCGCAAGCGCTGCGCCTGGCTGTTGATGGCGCCGTTGGCCGCCTGGATCTGCGCGCGCAGGTCGCGCTCATGCTGGCCGAGGTTGCGGGTGCTGATGCCGGCGTTGCTGAGGCGCGTGCGCAGTTGCTGCAGGGCTTGGCTCTGCTGCAGGTGTTGCTGCTTGAGGAAACCAGCTTCACGGATGGCCCGGTTGTAGTCGCGGGTGAGCGCACGGGTGGGGTTGCCGGCGGTGGCCATCTGCTGGGCCAGCGCTTTCACCCGGGCCTGTTGCGCGGCCAGCGCGGTGCTGACCTGCTCCAGAGCGCCGCGCTGGGTACGGAACGCGCGCACGTCGCTCTGCTGAGCGTTGAGCTGCTTCAGGCGCTCGCGAGTTGCCTTGAGCGCCCGGGCCGTCGCGTCGCTGCCTTGCATGATGCGACGCAAGGGAGCGGTGGCTCTGTCGATCGCGCTGAGCAGCACGCGCAGCTGCAGGTCATTCGCCATCGGCGGAACTCCGTACCCGGGCGCGTTCGCGCCATTCCATCAGTTCGGTGAGCGAGAGCCGGTCCATATGGTCCGGCGCCCAGTGAAACGTCACGGCCAAGTCGGCCATGGCGTTTTCTACGCGATCAGGGAGGCTGCCGCCTTCGCCCGCTTCTGCAGCAAAAAACCGGCGATCACCTGGCCGCAGGCGAGCAGGTCGGCTGGGTCCATGCCGGCGGCCTCGGGCTCGGTGATGGTCGGCTGGCTGATGCGCGGCAGGATTTTGATGGTCGCGGCCACATCGAACTGCAGCAGGTCGAGCAGGTGCAGGCCGCGCAGTTCGCCAGATGAGGGCTTGCGCAGAGTGAGGGTGTTGATGATTTGCTCCCCGCGCTTGATGTGCTGGTCGAGGACTACGAAGTTGTCGGTGGTGGTCTGGTCTTCGGCCGGCGTTGCGGTGTTTTTTTCGTTTTTCATGGGTTCGGTATCCAAGGGGGAAAGAAACCGCCGGCCGGGCCGGCGGGAAGGGATTACAGGCCGATGGCCTTGCGCTGTGCCTCGAGCAGGTCCTTGCCGTTGACCTTCTCGACGAAGTTCAGCAAGTCGATCTCGATGACTTCCTCGCCGTTGACGACGAGCTTGTAGTAGCTGCAGGTGGTGGTGATCTTGTGCTCGGTGTCTTCGCCGGGCTGGGCGTCACCCATTTCGATGGTCTCGTGCCGGCCGCGAACGACGATTTCGACGGGCGTGACTTCGCCGGTATCGTCTTGCTGGAATGAGCCGGCGAAGCGCAGCATGACGCCGCTGGCACTGACTGCGCCGTACTGCTTGAGGGCTGTCAGATCCAGGCCGCCGAGGGTCCACTCGAACTGGATGCCGTCATCGTCGAAGCCGAGGTCGGCCTTGACCGGGCCGTTCATGCCGCCCCCGCGGAAGGCCTCCATCTTGCGGGCCAGCGGGGGCAGGGTGCAGGACTTCACGACGCCCTGGTAGCTACCGCCGTCGTTGAAGAGGTTCATGTTCTTGAGCTTGCGCGGCATGGCCATGGTAGGGCTCTCCGGGAATCATGTGGGTCGGCTCCCCGTCCGGGGAGCGCTGGGTGTCAGGCGTTGACGCGGCTGGCGAAGTCGACGAGGTAGCTGTCGGTGATCTTCTGGAAGAAGGTCAGATCCTCGAGCGGCGGCACCGGGGTGTAGTCGTAGGTGATGCGCAGCTTGCCGGCCTTGAGCGTGTCCTTGTCGTTCACGTTGGGGTCGTACCAGGCTTGGGCGTCGATGATCAGGCCGAGCCCCTTGAGCTCGCGGAACTTGGCGTTCACGCCCTCGAGGATGTCGCGCACAAGCGACGGGTGCATGGGCTTGTCGACCGCCCACATGTGCGCCTCGGCGATGGTGTCGGCCAGCACCTGGGCGGTGCGGGTGTAGTTCTCGAAGGCGAACAGCGGATCATCGCTGCAGGTGCGCGAGCCCCAGAAACGGAATCCGCCTTCCTGCACCAGGGTGGTGACCTCGTTCTCGTTGAGGTAGTTGGCGTCGGTGCTGGGGCTCTGTAAGTCCCAGAACACGTCGGCGCTGATGCCGGTCACGCCGTTGACGGCGACGTTCGACAGGGTCTTGTGCCAACCGACATCCTGATCGATCCGGGCGCGCAAGCCCAGTGCCTGGGCAACAGCTGGCGCAGGCACGGTCTGGTTGACCACGGTGCTCCACGTCAGGAAGTCCGGCCAGATCACCATGGCTTCGCGCGCGGCGAAGTTCTCGCGGTAGGCGGTGGCCTCTTCCTTTGTCTTGCAGCCGCTGGCGGAGACATAAGCGAAGGCGCGCAGTTGCTGGGCGATGGCGATGAGTGCGGTAGCGACCGGCTGGGTATCCAGGCCCGGCACGCCGAGGATGCGCGGTACCACGCCCAAGCGGGCCTTGGCGGCAAGCAAGGCCTTCATGCCGGTGTACTTGCCTTCGGCGCTGACGCCGCCGATGACGGCGCTGTTGGTCGTTGCTTCATCTTCGCCCGGCTTCACCCGCACCACCACAGTGGCGGCGTTGGCCTGGTCGGCGATTGCTTGCAGGCTTGCGGCCAGCGTGCCGCTGGTGCCCGCCTTGCCGATGGCGGCCTGAACGTTGGTGATGAGTACCGGCGTATCGAGCGGGAAGGCGGTGGCGTCGGCGTCTTCGGCGGTGGCTACCAGGCCGATGATCGCGGTGGCGATGGTGCGAATGGGGCGGGTCCCGTCATTGATCTCTTGGACCCGGACACCGTGATGGTATTGGTCAGCGGCCATGGGGTGTGCCTGTGCAGTGGTTGGATGACACTGCACAGGCTGCCGCGCGCGCGGCGAAGGGGCGAGGCGTGGGCCTTGTACGGTTGGCCGCTACAAGGTTTGGATCATGCGGGGGAGACAGGCCATTCGACCAGGGAGGGGTAGCCCGCTTGCTGATCTACCCGGTTCAGCGCGATCCGGTATTGCTTCCAGGCCTTGAGCTCTGCCACTTCTGCCTGGGTCGCTTCGTCGAGGTCAATGGCATCCTGCAGCGGTGCAATGCGCAGCGTGGCCTCCTGCAGGAGCGTATCGCGCCGTTTCTCTACATCCGCCACCTGGGCGCTCCGCTCTGCCTGTTCGTCCAGTTCCCAGCTCCTACCACTCCAACGATAAAACGGGCCTGGGGGTGCGGTGCTGGTGTAGCCGTCAGGAATCGGTCCCAGCTCAACCAGCTCGGCCCGTTCGCCGTTACTTGTCGCGTAAATCGGGCCGCGATGATCTTCGACCAGTTCCCAGCCGTCGTTGCCCGCAGCACGCCGTGCGACCTGTCCGTCGCCAGACTCTGGCGGCGCGTCGAGATAGGCGTGTGCCGGGATGAGCCAGTTGCCAGGCTCGCGCGGGTCGGGCTCGGCATGGCCTGTGCCCAGGAACTCTCCCGTCTGCCTGTCGGCGTGGTAGACCGTCAGTTGCTCCATTTTCGTCCTCACTCAGTACTTGATGCAGATCAGCGCGGCGACGTTACGCGAGCGCGTTTCGGTTGCCACTCGCGCCCCGGAAACCTCGACTACCCGATCAGTCACCCGCGTGCCGCCGGGAGAACCCGCGGCGCCGGAGAATTCGCCGGTGCCGCCAGACAGGCCGATGGCGGTGACGACAGACACGTGCGTATGCGCCTGCAGGGCGTCGAGCTGAAGTGAGCCGAACGCCCGGCCTGGGTCGACCCCGCGGCCTAGGTCGACGCCGCGGATGAACTCGCCGCGGTAGTCGGGGAGGTTGAAGGTCGTTGAGCCGTTTCCCGCGCCGTAGGTTGTGCCGATGCGCGCGAAGAGCTCAGCGTACGTAGCTCGCGAGATCGCGGCGCCATTTGCGATGAGGAAACCCGCTGGCGGGTTGGAGCAAGCAAAGGCGACCACCGCGCCGACCACATCGAGATTGCCGTTGTGCCAGAGCTCCCGAGTCGGGGTCCAACTGCTTCCGTCGTTGAGTACCGAACGGACCAGGACCGTAGGCTCCGTGGTGCCTTGCTTGAATCCGATCTGCGCGGCGTAGTCGTTTCGGCCGTAGGGGATATTCACCAGGCAGCTGTATCGGGCGAACGATGTCGGACCGTCGCCGTAGGAGTAGAAGCCACCGGGCAGGCCAATGGTGTCGATCGGCGTATTGGGGGCGATGTTCGTACCGATGCCGAAGTCGCCGCGGGCCAGTGCGTCGGTGATGCCATAGCCGCCGAGCGTGGTCGGTTTGCCACTGTTGATCTTGCTCCAGGGCAAGCTGGGGACATCGGCGACAGAAAGTTCCGCGCCAGCGGTCACCACACCTTTGGCACTCACCGTTACCTTCGGGTAGCTGCCGGCGATGGCTCCACTGTCGGCCAGGGTCAGAGCGATGTTGACATTCGAACCTCCGTCGAACGCTGCGCTACCCGAGGCCGCGCCACTGATCGCAATGGTCCGTGGCGTGGCCAGCTTGGTCGCGCTGGCGGCGGTCTCATTTTTCCCAAGCGCATCGGTGATACCGTAGCCCACCAGAGTAGTGGCCTTGTTCGCTTTCTCCGCCAGCTTGTTGTCGGTATCGGTCTTGGTGTAGGCGTCGCTGATCGCGTAGCCGGCCAGGGTGGTCGCCTTGGTGGCGTAGTTGCCTGGGTTGAAGTTTCCCGAGTGCCAGAGTGTGCGCGTCGGTGTCCAACTGCCATCCTGCTTGGTCGAGCGAATGTAGATCGCCGGTTCTGCGGTGCCCTGCTTGAAGCCCAATTGAGCAGAGGATTCAGCGCTGGAGTACGGGATGTTGATGAGCCCGCAATACTCTGTGAATGAGGTCACTCCGCTGCCGTAGGAGTAAAAGCCGCCGGGCATACCGATCTTGTCGATCGGCGCGGCCGGAGCGAGCGATCCACCGAGGCCATAGGCGCCGCGGGCCAGCGCGTCGGTGATGCCGTAGCCCTCCAGAGTTGTCGGGTTGGCCCCTTCCTCGACGATACCGCGGTTATTGACCTTCACCTTGGTGAAGGTGCCCGCCTTGCGGGTCGCTGGCAGTACATTGAGGATGCTGCTGTCGACGTACTGCCGAGTCGCCAAGACCACGCTGGGATCTATCTTCAGCTCGATATTCGCAGAGCTACTGACGATCAGGTTGAGCCGGACAACCTGGGTACGTCCGCTACCCTGGCTCAGGATCGGCTTGAACGATGGGGCGCAATTGGCCACTGCGACGAGGTCGTTGTCGGCATCGTAGAGTCCGATTTCTCGAATCCACCAGCCGCCGATATTCTCTGGAATGATCTGCTCAGCGATGATAACCGCGGCATTGTTTGGGTCCACTTTCAGCTGGTTCAACGGTGCGCGGCGCCTCTCGTTGATCAGCTTCGTCTGTGCGGCGGATGGAATCGGGTCGGTGCCGTTGGCGTCGCCGACGCCCATCTGGGTCAGCTTCCACGGGATACCCAGCGCGTCGGCATTGGCCTGCTTGGCCGCGCCGACCTCTGTGAGGATGGCGAAGAACTGCGAGTTCTGGTCGATCATGGGTAAACGTCCAGGGTGTCGATGGAATGATCACGCCCGCCGCGACCGATGCTGCCGGTGACCTCGATGTCGCGGTTCTGGGGTGGGTAAACGTCGATCTCGTCGCCATCGTAGATGGCCGCGCCGAGTGGCAGGGCGCCTGTGCTTTCGAGGCTGATGGAGAGTCCGACCAGGTGGCGGGTGAGGGGCTTGGCGTCGTCGATCAGCCAGGTCAGTTCCTCGTACATCTCTTCGGTGATGCCGGTTTCGAGCACGCCCACCAGCAGCGAGAAGGTGCCCGGCACGCCGGCCGGCGCTTTCTGCCACCACTCATGCACTTCGATCAGGTAGCCCAGCGGCTCAACGACACGGCGTAAGGCGCCGATCGTGCCCTTGCGCGAATGGATGACATAGGCGGCACGTATTGCCGCGCGCTTGGCGGACTCCGGCCATTTGCTGTCCCAGCGGTCCACGGAGAATGCCCAGGCAAGGTATGGCAACAGCGGTACAGGGCAGGTGCTGGGGTTCCATAGCGTGCGTAATGGAATCGGGACGCGCTGAATGTCGGCTAGCGCCTGTGCGGCCAGTTGCTCGAGCTCGGTGGCGTTACGAGGCAGGAGAGGCATGCTCATGAGCTTTGCCCCTGTACCAGGGTGACGCCTGCGCAGTACGGTGCCTGCGCCTCCGTGGCGATGATGTCCGCCCACCCGGATAGCTCGACCTTCTTCACGCCCTCGACGTGCAGAGCGGCATGGATCGCGGACTCGGAGACTTCCATGCCCAGTCGGCGGCGCTGCTGGACGAAGGCCAGAAGCCGCATGCGAGCGGCCTCGAGGATCGGCTCGGACTCAGGACCGACCGTATTGAGGTAGAGCGTTGCGCTGACCCTGTATTCGAGTACCTCCGCACTGCGGACGATAAGGCGGTCTGCTACCGGCCGGCGGTCCTCGTCGTTGAGGTACTGCTCGACAACTCTCAGCAGGTCAGCCGATGCGGCACCGTTGCCCAGCGCCGACTGCACGGTGACAACGGCGACCGCGGGCGATGGGCTGACGGCCGAGGCATCGCCGACGCGGCCGTCAGCGGCGCGGGCGTGGAAGATGTAGCTGTTACGCGGTCCCGCGGTGCTGAGGCCTTCCCAGGCCATCTGCGCCCGCTCGCGCAGGCTGTCGTCGGACTCCAGCAGTTCCGGCACGGGCGGCACCTTCGACGGATCTCCGGGCTGGATAACCAGGCGCTTGACGTTGTAGTTCGCGGCGAGCTGGTCGAGGTCGGCGCCCTGGGCGCTGGCCAGCATGTTGGCGAGAGCCGCCTCGTTGACCCGCTGGCGCCAGAGCATTTCGCGGTACGCGTTTTCCTCGAGCAGCTTGGTCAGCGGCTCGGACTCCAGGGCGAGGCGGGCGGCGATTTCCGCCTGCTGATCCTCCGGCCAGAGGCTGATGGCGTAGGCCTTGCGCTCGGCGAGTATCTGCTCGTAGTCCAGCTGCTCCACCGCGTGTGGTGGTGGCAACTGGCTGAGGTCGATGGCGACGAAGTTCGTTGTCATGCGCTGGCGCCCATCTGCAGGGGGATGCTGAGGTTGTGCGGCTCGTTGCTGTCCACCAGGGTGGCGTCAATCTCCATGAGCACCTGGCCGGCCAGGTTCTGGCCGGTGATCTGGACACGGCTCAGGCGGATGCGCGGCTCCCAGCGCATGAGGGCCATGGCGGTGGCGGCATAGACCTGCAGGCGGGTGGTGTCGTTGAACGGAGCATCGATCAGCTCCGGCAACTGGCTGCCGTATTCGCGCCGCATGACGCGGCTACCAATGCGAGTGGTGAGGATGTCGGCGATCGACTGGCGGATGTGTGCCAAGCGGTCGATGGCGCCGCCGGTGTGGGCGTTCATTGCGGTTTCCCCGTCGTAGCGCCGCCCGGCATGACGCCGCCGTGGGTATGACCGACCAGGCTGATGCCCTTGGCGATCACGTCGACGCTCACGGTGACCTTGCCGGTGACGGTTTGGTTGCCGGTCTGGATGTAGTCGCCCTGGTGGGTGATGTCGCCGACGATGTGGATGCCGCCGTCGCTGATGAGCGACGTGGTACCGCCGGCGGGAAGAACTGCGCGCAAGTGGTGGGCGGCGCTGTCGTACTCGATCACCGCGCCGTCACGGTAGGTGGTGCGATGCAGGGCGTCGCGGTCGCCGTTGGGCGGGATCAGGTCACTGAACAAGCCGGTCAGGACCACGCCATTTGCGGTCTGCCCGGATGGGCTGAAGAGCAGTACCTGCTCGTCCAGGGTGGGGGCGTTCCATTCGCGGTCGGCGCCGGCCCGCGGCGATGCCCAGGGCAGCCAGCCGGTCAGCAGGTCACCGGTCAACACACGGACGCGCTGCGCGGCATGGTCCACCGCGGCTATCGTGCCGAGGCGGATCAGGTTCTCGATCATGCGGGAGAGGGCGGCGAAGTCGTTCATGCCGCCGATAGTGGGCGACGCGCGCGCGGGAGGCAGCCAGCGGCGTTTGTAGCGGCCACGCGTACATGCTCAGGCTGGAATGTGAGCGAGCAGCCCCTCACGGATCATCTCAAGGTCGGCTTCGGTGAAACCGAGTAGACGCCGCTGTGCATAACGGACCTCTGGGGCGCCACGCTCGGCGCGATCCTTCAGCCCGTACTGGTGGACTCGCGCGATCCGCGTGACCCGGCCGGCGAAGGAAACCGTGATCGCCTGGGCGTCGCCCTTGGCGCGCAGATAGCGCACCGTGCGCAGCTTCTGGAACATCTTGATCTTGCGCCGAATACGGCCCTGCTTGCCGCGCAGTTCGCGCTTCTTGCGTGGCTCGTAGGCGCTGCCGTCGGGGTTGCGCTGTGCCATCACGCGCTTCTGTTGGCTGCGCCGTAGATCGCGGGCGAGCGAACGCGCGAGGGCAGCACGAGGGCCTGGCTCGAGGGCGCGGAGAATCGGCCCTGCCCAGTCTTCCAGAGCCTGAAGGCTGTCAGCCATTGGCCGGGCGCCTGATCTGCGGCGTCTCGAGCATGACGGCCTCGGTAGGCGTCGGCGGCGTCCACTCGGCCAGCAGCTCGCCGTTGGCGAGCATCTGCATCGGCCTATCGACCTCGATGGCCTCGGTGAGCTGGGGCTCTTCCGGGTGACTCACATCGTAGCGGCCATCCTCGCGACGCTTGACGACGACACGCTCGGTCAGTGGCAGGACGATACCGAGGTCGACCTTGCTGCGGTCGAGCATGTCGGCCTCGAAGGTGATGCCGTCCTGCACCTTGGTGAGGTTGGCCAGCAGATCCGACTGGTTCACCAGAAGCCAGCCGAGCAGCGGCAGAAACACGCTGTCGGGGTGCCCGGCGAAGTCGGTGAGGATCACCTGCAGGTCATAGGCGTATTCGAAGGACAGGCTCTCGGCCGAGGTGCTGCGGACCCGGCCGTTGTCGATGAATATCACCAGGCGGTCGCCGTTGTTCCTGAGTTCCGGCACGGCGGCGAGCAGATGCGCCTTCAGGCTATCGGGCTTGTTCATGGGTAGCCCCTTGGGTGCGGATGATCATGTCGACCTTCGCGGCGCATTCGGCCCAGGCCAGGCCGATACGCTCGACTTCAGTCTGTAGGTCGCCGTTGTCCTTCGGTGCCGCTGACTCCAGGCTGCAGGGCGTCACGGCGGGACAGCCACTGATGGTAAGCGGCCGCTCCGGTGATAGCGGGGCGCTGTTGCAGCCGGCGAGCAACATCAGGCAGAGGCTGATCAGCCCACTGGCGATAGGGTTCATCGTCACGTTTCAGGTCCTCGATCAAGCGTTCGCGGATGGCCAGCGACTGGCGCAGCTGCTGCCGCTGTTGGTCCAGGTCGGCCTGGGCCAGGCGCTCGCGGGAAAGGGCGGCCTCGAGGGCCGTGATGGTGCCGGCCTGGCGGGAAAGCTGGGCGTCGCTGGCTTTCCTCGCCAACTCGGCCTGGGCCAGGCGGGCCTGCGCCAGGTCGATGCGCTGCTGCTGTACCCACAGGAGCAAGCCGAGGGCACCGAGCAGGGCGGCGCTGTACAACACCTGGCGCAGAAGGCTCACGCGCAGGCCTCGGCGCAGTTGGCGTGTTGCTCGTAGGCTCGCGCGAGCTTGGTGTCGTAGAGGTTCCGCTTGTAGTCGGGGCCGTTGTAGAGGCGGGCGAAGTTGGCCCATTTGCGAGCCTTCAGCGCCTTCTGTAGCGCCGGGTCGGTGTCGATGAAGCGGACGAACGCTTCGAACTGAGCCGACTCGCTACGCCCCATGGACTCGGCGAAGGCCTGCACGCTGACGTAGCCCAGGCGCTGCCAGTGGAACCCCATGATCTGGAAGGCGCCCCAACTGGCCGACTCCAGGGCGGCGGTATCGTCGATCTGGCGAGCGTTCGCCAGGCGCTGGTGCTCGGCGGTGCCGCCGGCATAGCCGCCCGGGCGAGGGTTCACCAGCGCGGGGAACTGTGCGGCCAGTTGGTCGGCGGTGACCTGATCGTGGGCGGCGAGACGGCGGTACATGATGTGGCGTTCGAACAGGATTGCCGGCTTGCCGTTGCCCAGGAACCCCTGGCCGTTCGACTCGACCTGGTTGACTGCATAGATCGTCGCCAGCGGCAGGTCGAGGCGAGCTCCGGCGGCGACGAGGTCGGCGTTCTGCAGCAGGTGCGAGCAGTCAGCGCCGCCGAGGGCGGCCAGGGTCTTCGGGCCAGCGATGCCATCGGCGACCAGTCCATGCGAACGCTGGAAGGCACGCACCGCGTCCTCGGTGGCGGCGCCGAAGTGGCCGTCCTCGTAGAGGTTGGCGCCGGCCCAGGTGTTCAGTCGACGCTGAAGCTGGAGGACCTCTTGAGAGCGGTCACCATATCGAAGGGTCATGCGGATGGCCTCAGCAGGGCGGCGACGTTGCCGCGGGAACGGAAGATCAGCAGGCACAGCAGGGTGGCGACGATGGCGTGCCAGATGCTGACCGGTGGGCGGTAGAGCAGGATTTCCAGGCCGCAGATGGCCATGGATGCGCCGAGCAGGCTGGCGAGCAACGAGACGCTGCGGCGGAAGCGGGCGCCGCAGCGCTGGTAGCAGACCAGGCGCAGCGCGGCAGCGATGTAGGCCAGGGCGGCGATCAACGGAACGGCAGTCATGAGCATGTCAGCGACCTCCTCGGATGCGGCGCCAGAGGTCGTCGAAGTCGACCTTGTCGACCCAGGCGACCGCCTTGAGGCTGAGGGGAATGACCACCAGGGCGCAGACGAAGGCAGAGAAAGCCAGGTTGGTCAGCCAGGGCACACGGGCGAGGGCGACATCTGCGAACAGGTAGCCGACGCAGGTCGGCAGGATCAGCGACAGCAGGCGCGACCAGGCCTTCAGGTCCTGCTTCGTGCCGGTGGCCAGCCAGGCGCCGAGCAGGGCGCCGAACAGCATGCCGCCGTCAACCGGAAGGGTTACGCCCAGGCCGAGGCCCATGATGGCGCCGGCCGTGGCGGTGGTGGTGAGGTCAGCCATGCGGGGTGGTTCCTTGCAAAGTGGTCAGTCCCATAGGTTCACCATCTGCCGTTCCGGGGCGGCCGTCGGAATGTCCGGCATGGTGACCTTGAGGCCAGGGGGGAGGGTGGGGCCGTGGTCGGCCAGGCCGTGGTTCGCCTCGAGGACCGCCTCGGTCACGCCGGCGGTGCGACCGTAGTGCCGCCAGCACAGCGCCTCGACGGTGTCGTTCTGGTGGGCGATCGCGACGGCGGCCATCAGATCAGCTCCACCGTCGTGCGGGGACGCTTGAGAAAGTCGCGGATCGCCCAGCGTTGGTCGCGGCGGTAGTCGTCGATGGTGGTTGCGATGTCCTGGGCCTTGTCGTTGCCGCTGGTGGTGGTGTCGTACCAGCGGTAGCGCTCGGCCACTTCGGCGGCGGTAGCCGACTGCACTGCGCGCAGATACAGCTGCACCAGTTCGGAGGTGTCCCGCACCTTGTCGGACGGCACTTCGGCGAGCTCGGCATAGCCGGCCGCGATCTTCTCAAGGCGCCAGGCCCGCAGCTCGCGGTTGACGCTGATCACCGCGGCAATGACCGCAACTTCGAGGCGCGCCGGATCGACGCTGGAGTCGATGCGCAGGTTCGCGCGCACATGCTCGAGCTCGATGGTGGGCCAGAAGGGATCGCTGTTGATGTGCCCGCTCGGGACTGGGCCGTTGGCGATGAATCCGCTCATGCTGCTGCTCGCTTGAGGTCGCCGGTGGTCGGGGCGTCACTGCTCAGGAAGGAGAGGACCTGGCAGATCGGCCCCGAGCCGGCGGGGCGCGGGGTACGCTCGGTCAACCGCCAGAGGCGGTCAGTTTCTTCTGGAGCCGTTCGGCGGCCTCCAAATCCTTCTTCCCGCCGCACTTGTCGTGCAGCTGGATCGCGCGCTTGAGCAGATCGATGCCGGCTTGCACCTGCCCGGGTTGACCGGGGCTCTCCACAGAAAGGCCTTCCAGGGTGGCATGGCCGGCGGCGAGATAGAGCTTCGCGCGGGCTTCGTCGGGCATGTCGGCCTGGTCGGTGAGCAGGAGGGTGCGATGCAAGGTCGCAAGGTCGAAACTGCCGCCGGTCTTCTGTGCCTTGAGCGCGGCCTCGGCGATCTCTTCGGCGATGACGCAGCCGGCGGTACGCGCGAAGCGGTCGGGCATGACCAGGTCGTGTGCGAGCACGTAGTCGGCGATGTCCAGGGCACCGGCGTAATCGCCGGCATCGATGCGCCAGAGCATGACTGTGGTGATCACCTCGTCCTGGGCGCCCTTGCCGGCCTGCAGCACGCCGGAAATGTACGGCTGGTAGGCCGGCAGCAACTCGACCTTGAGCGCTGCCTTGCCTTCGCCGGACTGGATGTTCTTCAGGCGGCTGCGATCCTGATACAGCTGGGCGAGCTGCAGCTCATAGGCGTTCGCGCCTTCCATGCCCTGGTGCGGGGCAGTGGCCGCCGCCTCTTGAGCGGCGGTCACGCGCAGGAAGTGCGCCTTGGCGGGACTGAAGGCCATGTCATCTACTCCGCGACTTCGATGTTCTCGACCAGGCAGCCGAGGCCGTAGTCCTCGACGACGTAGGCGTCGTTGCTGGACTCGTAGTTCTCGATGCGGTTCTTCTCCGGTACCTCCTTCAGGTAGCGGCGGCGACCGCCGATCTGCCAGTAGAGCGACAGGTTCTTCAGGGTGGTGACCATGAGGCCCTTCTCGGGCACGTAGGGCACTTCCACCGGCGGCAGGCCGCCCATGCGCTTCTGCGACAGGATGAGGTCGGTGGCGATCTTTTCGGTTGCCGGCTGGTCCTTGTTCACCATCGGGAAGTACTTGTCGTGGACCAGCTCGCGGCCGAGGATCACCACCAGACCCGGGTCACGGCGGTGCCAGGGATCGATCAGGCTGCTGACCACGTCGAACACCAGGGCGTCGAGGTTCTTGTAGTCGGCGTCGGCGCCGTTGCCGACTACCACCTTGCCGGCGGTCTTCCCTTCCTTCAATACCCGTGCCGGAGCGTTGTTGCGGTACTGCTGGAACCAGCCAATGTTCACGTCCTGCAACAGCGGGTTGGCGGCGCGGTTGGTGGTAGCCGCGGCGCTGGTACCGTTGAAGCCGATCATCAGGCGGTCGAGGGCCTGGCGCTTGAGGATCGCGTCGCGCAGCAGGGCCTGGAACTCGGGGAACTTGGCCCAGGCGTCGAGCATGGCGTAGGTGATGGCGGTGTCGAAATCGGTGTGCTTGCACTCGTAACGCTGGTTGTCGAGCGCGGACACGTCGCGCGGCTTGCGTACACCGTCGCCAGTGGTATCGGTACGGCTGGCGATGGTGCCGCTGACGCCGATGCCGATCTTCTCGCCCTGCAGCTCGTCGACGCCGTAGACGTTGATCTGCTTCAGGAACTCGCTGGACTCCTGAATACGTTGCTCCAGCTTCTGCTGGACACTCGGCTCGACGGCGAAGGTCTGGACGGCGGAGTTCACGCCGTTGAGCTTGGCGAGCTGCGCCAGGTAGGCGTCGAACTGTTTGCGGGTTTCGTTGCGCATGGTGCTTTTCCTTTGGATACCGGGGCGGGGGACGGTTAGCAGTCGGTCAGGGCGACACTGCCGCCACCGGTGACCGGGGGCCGCTGCTGTTGGCTGTGGTCCCGGGTGCTATCGAGGGTGCTCTTGAGGTCCGCCAGTTCCTTGGTGACCTTGTCCAACTGGCTGGCCAGTTGCTGGGTCTGCTTCTTCTGCTCGCCGAGTTGCTCGCCCAGGTCGCGGCTGTGTTCGGCGATCGCTTCGACGGCCTCGCCGACCTGGCCAAACTCGGCTTGGGTGCGGGCTTCCTTGCCCTTGAGCAGCTCCTTGACCTTGGTGAACAGCGCCGCGCCGACCGAGGGCTTTTCCTCGTATTCCTCGAACTCGAGGGTGCCCTCTTCGGCAGCGCTGAACAGGGTGTCGGGGTTGGTCTTGCGGCTGGCGAGGGTCCCGTTCTTGGCGCTGAAAGACAGCGCCTCGGTGCCCAGGCTGGCGGGGGAGTCGGTGATGGCCAGGCCGACCAAGTAGGCCTTGCCGGTGTCGGCGAACTTGGGATCGATCTCGACCGAGGTGTAGACCTTCTGCCGCTGCTTGTTCAGTTCCAGCAGCGCCTGGTTGGGCTCCAGTTGGGCGAAGAGGGCCAGCTTCTTCTGCCCGTTGATGTCGATCTCTTCCGCCTTGCACGCCAGCACGTCGCCATAGGCGCCGAACTCACCAGCCGGCCAGGCCCACTTGATGTGCTCGCAGTTGATCCGCGCGCCGTAGGTGTTCGGGTCGTACTGCGCGGCCATCTGCTCGATCCAGTCGCGCTCGATGTTGCGGCCGTCCGTGGTCGCCCCTTCGACGGCGATGCGGAACCATTTGCTGCGGAATTTCTTCATGCCGGGAGTCCTCAATGCGGCTGATGCGGGGTGCATGGCAATGAGGGGCATGTTCGGGACGCGCGCGCGGCCCAGCAATCACGCGGGATTGTAGGGCGCGGAGCTACAAGGGGCGGCGCTACTGAGGGGCGAGGGTGGGCGGCAGCATCTGCGCCATGAACGCTGCCGTCGAAATTCCCATCCGTGACAACCGCCGCCAGGCCAAATTCCTGTACTGGATGGGCTGGCGTGTCTGCGACATCGCCGACCACCTGGGCGAGAAGGACAAGACCCTTCACTCATGGAAGGACCGCGACGGATGGGACCGGGCAGACAGCGTAGAACGGATCGGGGGCGCCCTGGAAGCCCGGTTGGTTCAGTTGATCCTGAAGGACGGCAAGACCGGCGGTGACTACAAGGAAATCGACCTGCTGCATCGGCAGCTTGAGCGCCAGGCGCGGATCCAGCGCTACCAGGGCGGTGGTACGGAAACCGACCTGAACCCCGAGCTTGCCAAGCGTAACGAAGGTCCCAAGCGCAAGCCGAAGCGCAACGACATCAGTGAGGAACTGACCGAGAAACTGGTCGAGGCCTTCCTCGACGGTTGCTTCGACTACCAGAAAGACTGGTACCGCGCGGGTAATCAGCGAACCCGCGTGATTCTCAAGTCGCGGCAGATCGGCGCCACGTTCTACTTCGCCCGCGAGGCGCTGATCGACGCGCTGGAAACGGGGCGCAACCAGATATTCCTGTCGGCCAGCAAGGCCCAAGCGCACATCTTCAAGGCGTATATCCAGGCCTTCGCGCGCGATGCGGTAGGTGTCGAACTGAAGGGCGACCCGATCATCCTGCCGAACGGCGCGGAATTGCACTTCCTCGGCACCAACGCGCGGACTGCCCAGGGCTACCACGGCAACTTCTACTTCGACGAGTTCTTCTGGACGTTCAAGTTCAAGGAGCTGAACAAGGTCGCCAGCGGTATGGCGATGCAGAAGCGCTACCGCCGGACCTACTTCTCGACGCCCAGTTCGATGGCGCATGAGGCCTACACATTCTGGACTGGCGAGCGCTTCAACAAGGGCAAGCCGGCCGCCGATCGCATCAAGATCGACGTAAGTCATGACGCCCTGCAGCAAGGGCGACTGTGCGAGGACCGCATCTGGCGCCAGATCGTCACCATCCTCGATGCCGAGGCCCGTGGCTGCGATCTGTTCGACATCGACGAGCTGCGTCTCGAGTACGACGCCGAGGCTTTCCAGAACCTGCTGATGTGCCAGTTCGTCGACGACGGCGCGAGCATTTTCCCGTTGACCATGCTGCAGCCGTGCATGGTCGATAGCTGGGACCTGTGGTCGGAGGACTACAAGCCGTTCGCGCTGCGGCCGTTCGGTGATCGCCAGGTGTGGCTGGGCTATGACCCCGCCGAGACGGGCGACACCGCGGGTCTGGTGGTGGTGGCACCGCCGGCGGTACCGGGCGGCAAGTTCCGCGTGCTGGAGCGCCATCAATTCCGCGGCAAGGACTTCGCCGAACAGGCCGAGTTCATCCGCAAGGTGACCCAGCGCTACTGGGTCACCTATATCGGCGTCGACACCACCGGCATGGGCTCTGGCGTCGCGCAGCTGGTGCGCCAGTTCTTCCCGGGGGTGCGCACCTTCAGCTACTCGCCCGAGGTGAAGACGCAGTTGGTCATGAAGGCCTGGTCAGTGATCAAGAACGGCCGCCTCGAATTCGACGCCGGCTGGACCGACCTGGCCCAGGCGCTGATGGCTATCCGCAAGACCATCACGGCCGGTGGGCGCCAGTTCACATACACCGCCGGCCGCAACGACAACACCGGCCACGCCGATCTGGCCTGGGCGCTATTCCACGCATTGCAGAACGAGCCGCTCGAGGGGCAGACCCCCGCGAATACCGGCCGCATGGAGATTTACGGATGAGCAAACGTCGCAGCCACCGCCGCCAGCAGCCAGTTACAGTCCAGTCCGCCCAGGAAGGCGAGTTCATCCCGCGCCAGGGTGGCCGTGCCGAGGCCTTCACCTTCGGTGACCCGATGCCGGTGCTCGACGGCCGGGGCATCCTCGACTATCTCGAATGCTGGTCGAACGGGCGGTGGTACGAGCCGCCGCTGTCCATGGAGGGGCTGGCCAAGTCGGTGGGGGCGAGCGTTTACCTGCAGTCGGGCCTGAAGTTCAAGCGCAACATGCTGGCCAAGACCTTCATCCCGCACCGCCTGCTCAGCCGGGCGACGTTCGAGCAGTTCTCCCTGGACTGGTTGACATTCGGCTCGGCCTACCTCGAGCAGCCTCGTTCTCGCCTGGGTACGCGGATGCCGCTGCAGGCGCCGCTGGCCAAGTACATGCGCCGCGGCACCGATCTGGAGACGTTCTACCAGGTGCGCAGTTGGACGGATGAGCACGAATTCGAGAAGGGCAGCGTGATCCAGCTGCGCGAGGCCGACATCAATCAGGAAATCTACGGAGTGCCGGAGTGGTTCTGCGCCCTGCAGAGCGCCCTGCTGAACGAGTCGGCCACGCTGTTCCGGCGTAAGTACTACAACAACGGGAGCCACGCCGGCTTCATCCTCTACATGACCGACGCCGCACAGAACGAGGAAGACATCGACGCGCTGCGCACGGCGCTGAAGACCGCGAAGGGGCCTGGCAATTTCCGCAACCTGTTCGTCTACGCGCCGAACGGGAAGAAGGAGGGGATCCAACTGATTCCGGTCAGCGAGGTCGCGGCCAAGGACGAGTTCGGCTCGATCAAGAACATCAGCCGTGACGACCAGCTCGCCGGTCTGCGGGTCTATCCGCAACTGATGGGGGTGGTGCCGCAGAACGCGGGTGGGTTCGGATCCATCAGCGACGCGGCAGCGGTCTGGGCCAGCCTGGAGCTGGAGCCAATGCAGGCGCGCCTGCAGCAGGTCAATGAGCTGATCGGGGAAGAGGTCGTGAGGTTCGCGCCATTCGACGCGCCGGGGGAGAAGTAAGTCCCCTGCGCAGAAACGAGGCGACGCGCCTGTGCGCCAACACGGGCGCGCCGTCGAAGCACTCGAGCATGCCGAGTGATCCAACCAAGGCCTCGCCCCTCTGCGCAGGGGGTGTGAAGCCTAAGCAAAACCCAAGGCAATCACAAGGATCACTTATGTCTACACCTATCGTTCCATGGATGGGCGGCAAGCGCCGCATGGCCAAGCACATTCTGCCGGAGTTCCCTGAGCATGAGTGCTACGTTGAGCCCTTCTGCGGTGGGGCTGCCATCTTCTTCATGAAGGAGCCAAGCAAGGTCGAGGTAATCAACGATTTCGACGGTGAGGTGGTGAACCTCTACCGGGTCGTTGCGCATCATCTCGAGGAGCTTGTCCGGCACTTCAAGTGGTCACTGGTCAGCCGCAAGATGTTCGAATGGGCGAATATGCAGATTCCCCAGACCCTGACGGATATCCAGCGGGCAGCTAGGTTCTTCTACTTGCAGCAGCTCTGCTTTGGCGCAAAGCCGACGGGAAGAACGTTTGGCGTTCGCGCAACAACACCCCCTACCCTGAATCTGCTGAGGCTCGAGGAAAAGCTAAGCGAGGCTCACCTGCGGCTGGCAAGGACGACGATCGAGCATCTGGACTGGCAGGCTTGCATTCGGCGCTATGACCGGGAGCAGACGCTTTTCTATCTCGACCCGCCCTACTGGCAGACCAGTGGGTATGCGCCTGGGGTGTTCCCGCTGGAGCAGTACCACGCTATGGCAGACCTCGCCCGGACGGTGAAAGGGCGTATGGTGATCTCAATCAACGATCACCCAGACATTCGCAAGGCGTTCGCTGGCCTGCGCCTGAAGGCTGTCCCTTTCCGGCATACGGTTGGAGGGGCGCAAGGGAAGGAGGTAGGGGAACTGATCTATTTCAACTGGTAG